CACTTGTATCAATTGAAACTTTATTAGATGGATTAACACCTATTAGAGCATAAGCAGTTGTACCTGTAAAATTTCTACCAAATATAGCTTGACCATTATTAAAATATAAACTATTCCCTCCCAAATCTACGTTAGCAGATGCTCCTGTATATGGCACTTTGTTATTAAACGTACTCCAATCAGTTGAACTTAACTTACCTGTATTTGTAGCCGAAGCCACAGGTAGGTTAAAAGTATGTGTCGCAACACTTGAAGCAATGTTAAAGTCAGTTCCGCTTGTTCCTGTGCCTAAGAATTGTACTTGTCTTGTTAAGTTATTTAATGTAGTCAACCCCTTAGAAAAGGTTGTAACTACTTGGCACAAATGATTATTTTCTGTGTGTAAAGTAACTACTCTACCATCTACGTTTGCATATATTCTAATCGCTAATCTATCGGTAATTGTCAAAGCAGCAACCGCCACAGGAATAGCAAAGTAATAAGCACTTAAAGTAGTGCCATTAGATAAGTACTCTGGGATTGATTGACTTGTACCTAATAAAGTAAAAGTAGTGCCATTGTATTTGTAAAGTTCTGCATAAACATAAGGATTGTGATTATTAGAATTTACACTAAAATAGAACTCACAATTAAAGTTACCAGCAGGAACTTCCAATAAAGAAGGGTCATTAGCATCTGTAATATAACTTGCTATGTAACCATTAGTTGAAACTGTAATATCAGTTCCTGCACCACTTATAGGTGTTTTACTTAATTGTCTATAAGCAACCCCACCTATTGTACCTTGACTTACACTTGAATTTAGATAATAACTAACCGAACTACCACCACCTGTTGATGTTGGGAAATCAGCTAAAGTACCATCCCCTCGTACATATTGAGAAGCAGCACCATCTAAAGCGGTTATTACACCACTATTAGCCACTACTGGACCTTGTATGTCCCTAATCTTTGCTTCGCCTGTTACCTGTAATTGTGAACTCATTTATATATAAATTTTAACTATTATTTTGCAATTATTCTAACAAACTCATCAGCCGCTAAAGCTCTGCCAAAGGTAACAACTCCTGTCGAAGCATTAAACCTTACATTATCACCTGTAGGAGTACCTGTTGTTAATATTGTTCTAACCTCCATACCACCTCTTGTAACTGATAAGCAAGTGCCTCCAATAGCCGCTGCAAACGTTACTGTTGTTTCACCACCTGTAGCAGTATATTGGTACATGATCACATTTGAAGTTTCTATTACCACGCCAGTTGGAGTAACTTGTGTACCTGTTATATTATAAGGACCAGAGCCTTGTAGTGACACGCTATAAGTTGAGGCTGCCTCTACCCCTGCACTTAAACTAAGTGAGCTTAAATTGGCTGTACCTGTGAATATAGAGTATCCTAGAGTTTCACTACCATCTCCATTATCATTGTCAATCTGAAACTTAACCACTATTGGTTGTCTGTCTAATTGTAATTGAGCTAAGAATAAGTATGAATAGTCACTTAAAGCAACAAAGCCATCAGCATTAATAGTCCATGAAGCTACGTCATTCTTAAACTCTTTAAACCATGCAGAAGATGCCGAAGTAACTTCTACCTGATCTACTGAAACCTCAAAAGAGCAGTTTGTAGCTGCTCCAAATGGGATTCCTTCTTCTGTTTCAGGGTCATAATAGTAAAGTATTATGTTCGTTCCGTTTATTACTGATGCCATTATTTATATTTAAACATTTTTAATATTATATTTTTAAACTGCTCTAGGTGCTCTTCCAGGAATAAATCCATCATAAACCAAAGTTTCAGTTGAATCATTGTCTGTATCTATAACTTCTATTAACTGAACACTACTTACTTCATTGTTATAAGGATTTGATGTAAGTCTATTAGCTAGAAACTTTTTACCATTATAGCTTAAAGCATTAGTAGATGAATCTTGCATCTCATAAACCTTATCTAAATAAACCATTCCATTTTCAGATGTATAGGTACCTAAATCGCCCTCTAAAGTTGCTATGTTTCTATTTAATAAGTTTGAATACTGTCTCATGATTAATTGAGGTAAATTAGCAAAAGATTCAGTAGGCTTACCATACCTATACCAGCCTGTCAACGTAACGCCTGAAGCATTTGTTAGTCTATTGATATAGTTTTCGCTTTTATATGCAAATAAATTAGGATAGATTAATCCATATTTTAATTCAATATTTTTTGATGTTTGATTATCATTTATTGAACGAGTAACTAGAACTTGAGTTAAATTTCCAGGTGATTGTTTTAATTGAAAATTCATAATACCAGCAGATTTACTTGTGCTACCTTGATTCACAACTAAAAAGGAACAGTCTACGTATCCTTGCATTATTCTAGTTCCAGCAGATGTAACTTGCTCTCCTAATGGCAATGTGATACTTTTACTATCAAAAGATGTTCCTGTAGTAGATGCTACTTCAATATATGAACTAACTGTAGTCCAAGTACCATCGCTTTTAAGATAAAATGCTGTATATCCACCACCAATTAATACTAATATTTCTATAAATACCCTCATGCTACCTTGAAAGTCAAATGATAAAGTTGCTTCTGCTCCATACATTTGTGGTTTGTAAGCAAAGTCAGATGGGAATTCACCCATAGTAACAGATGCAACACCACTACTTCCTGAGGTTATACTAAATCTATTAGATTGACTATCTGGGAAAACAAAAAATTGAACTAATCCAGTACCAACTTCATTTTTATCCCATCCTACAGGGAAACCAAGTCCATCTAATTGTTTTAAATTCCCATTATGAATGTAGTTTTCTGCATATTCATAAGGTATTTCTGTAGAAATATTAGGGTAACCTTTTTTAACTATTTTAGTTTGGCTATTGTTTACAAAATGAACATTACCATCTTCATAAGGCAATATATCAACAATATTATCTAATACGCCATTACCTGAGTTTGATGGAGCATTTTCAACAACATATCTTGTATAATATATAGTTGTAGCCATTTGGTTCATCGGTAATATATACCAATCACCATTAGCCTGAAATAATCTACAACCAAATCCTTTAACTATATTATCTAAAATAGTGTAATAATCTAAGTTTAAAAAATCTCTTCTATATTGATATGCCTGTTTAAACGGTTCGTCACCTCCAGCATCTCCCCTATCAAACATTGTTGATGCGTAATAAGAGCAACAAGCATATATAAATGTCATATTAGGATATGGTATAAGATTCAAAGAAGTTCCTATGATATTTAATAAACTTACATTATCGTTAATGCTTATTTCTGATTCATAAAAATTATACTTTAAAAATGATAAACCATCAATACAAATGATGTTTACCTCTTGATTTCCTGTAGTAAATTGAACATTAATATAATCGTTAAATAACCAACCTTTCCATTTTGTTTCAGCTCCTATAGTTAATTCTACATAATATTGAGTATCATTATAGTTCAATAAATCAGGAAAGTTTTCATAGTCTTCTTCTGTTGATATTAAAAATGACACATTAAGCTGAGAAGATATTACACCACCAATTGGGTCTTCTTCATTTGAGTTAGGTTGAATCTGTACAGATGTAGCCTCGTATGTATATATATCATTGTTTAAAGGGTCTTCTTCGTAAATCTTTACAACTTGAAGTAAGTCATCTCTCAACTTTTGTGTTATAGTATATTTTAAAACGTATGCCATTATGCTAAACTAATGTTTTGTCCTTTAAGATTAGATGCCTTTTGTGCTCTATTTACAGACAATAATAAATCTTGTCCTCTAAGTACAAATTGACCTCCTGAACCACCACCTATTAATGTCTTCAATTTATCCAATGGAGCTACTACTTCAGGGTTATGACTAGCACCAGGATATTCACCCATAAGACCCATTGTAGGACCTGATACAATACCTCCGTTAGCCATTTTCTTAGGAGGGAAAGCCATAGGACCTAGTCCCATTCCTTGTGTAAATAAACCAGTAAAAACATCCATTCCACTCATTCCAGCAGCAGCTAGTTTTTCAGGAAAGATTATAGTCATTAGCAAAGCAGCTATTGCAGCAGTAGCAATAACCTTTATTAATTGTTTAATAAGGTCTTGAGCCATTTTTTGAATAACCTCACCTATACTAGCACCTTTATCTATTAACATATCCATAGCTGGACCTAAAGCAGACATTAACCCATTACCTATTTGTCTAATGGAATTAGCAGCTTCAGTTGCTATAGCTTTATTATTATTTGACCAACCTTTAAATGTTTCTCCTAATCTTTTAATATAATCATCATAAGTTATTAGGTTATTTTCAAGCATATATTGCAAGTCAGATGATTCTTGCTCATATATTGATTTTTGTTTTAACCGATCTCCTGTGCTTAAGTTTTGCTTATTTTTATAAAATTCATCAAAATCTTTAAGTTGATTTTTATAAGCATCAGTGAATTCCTTTAACTCTTGTTCATCTCTTTTTTTATTTTCTTTTCTTGCTTTGTCTTTTTGAATAAGCAATTGTTCTTGCATGAACTGATCTATGAGCAAAATTTGATTTGCATATTCCTTATAAACCTCCTCACTTAATTTAGCTTTTTGCTTATCACTATATTCGCTATTTTTAATCCTTTCTAATGCAAGTTGTTTTTCTAAGTTTGCAAGTTCAACAGAAACTTCATATTTTTTATAAGCATCATCCTCATACAACTTAAGTTCAAGTTTTTTGGAATCAATAAGACCTTGTATTACTTGTTCATTATATTTTTGATTTCTTTCTAAATCTTTTTTTGCTTGTGCATCGCCTTCCTTAGTTGTCTGTCCCTTAGCATTGTATTTAGAAAATGGATTTAACAATAATGCTTTTGTATTACCTTTTCTTAATTCCTCTAATTGCCTTAATAATGTTTCATTGGCAATTATTTCAGTTTGTAGATTCTGTAATTCAGAATTACCCATAAACATATCAATAGGATGAAAACCTCTATTGGCTTTATTTGTTTCAATTGTAAGAGTATTTCTTTTTTCTATTTGTGCTAGTTCAATTTCAGCGATTCTTTTTCCTAGAACCTCTTGCATTTGCCTTTGCCTAAGAGCTTCTATATATTTATATGTAATACCAATAGCATCCCCATCGGTTTTTATCTTTTTGCCTTCAGATTCATCAACTTGAGTGATGGCTTCTTTTAATTCACTTAAAGCCTTTTTTCTAATAGACTCGCTAGTATTAACATCAGATAAAACATCTATTAAACCTTCTAAATTAGATATTTCACTATTTGTATAATTTAAAGTAGTTCTTATTTCATCATTTGTTTCTTTTAAAGCCTTTCTGAAATCAACAGTTTTTTTAGTTGCACCAAAAATGCCTAAATCATAAGCAGTTACTGCTGCAATCAAAGCAGAAAAAGCAAGGTACATAGGACCAGTCGCACCAGCTACAGAGCCCATTAAAGCAGGTAGGTTATTTTGAATACCTCTAAATCCAAATGGCAAATCCTGAATAACTAATGCAAGATTAGTCCATTGCATGTTATTCTTCTTTAAAGAGCCTGTAGTTGCATCTAAACTAGATGCCGATGGCATTGATGACATCATTTTTTTGAAAGCATCACTTGCTGGGTCTACACCATTAGCAGCAAGACTAATAAAATCATTTTGCAATGCTTTTAGATAACGTCCAGCTTCTGCTGATGCAGGTCCAAATAATTTTACTGCCGCTTCAAAATTTTTGGCATTTTTTTGCATGTTATTGGTAATCTTTAGAAACTCTTTATCAGTTCCTTTAAATTCACCAATCATCTGGTATAAAGCATCATTAACCCCTTGAAAATCGAGGTTTAATTTTAAGTCTACTTGATTATCTGCCATTATCCTATTTCTTTATATTATCGTATTTTTTTAAGACCTCTTTAAGCTCTTCAGGTGTCATTACCCTCTGTTTTACAAAGTTACGATTATCGCAGTCAAGTGCTAAAAGCTCATGTGGTTTAATCTTTTTGCCTTTTGGTAATTGCATATTAATTAAAAGAGTAGTCTGCCATCTTGCTCTTAGCCATTCTTGTTCTTCCTTATGACGGTAACCATACCAAACAAAGTCTAACTCAGCCATCGTCATATCCCAAAACAAATGGGGAAGCACTTGGCACTCCCCCATTGTATATCTTTCAATATCAATCCACTCTAATTTTTTTTTACAGCGTCTTTATTAGCTTTCTTATTAGTAGGTTGTTCAACACCACTATTCATACTTTCCGCTAAAGAAGCCATAACATCTTGGAACTTCTTACTACCTAATCCACCCATGTCATCAATCCAATCACATACTTCAATATCTGTAAAGCTTGGAGTAATTCCTTGACTATACAATGGATACTCTGCTGCAGCTTTTAGCAAATTAGTAATAGCGTCTAACGATTCATTACCTGATAATGCTTCCGATATGTCTGATGGTCCAATGCCTTGAAGTTGACAGAATCTTTTTAAAGACCATGTACAAAACCTCATAGGTATCTTAGTCCCATCGCTTAGGGATAGTTCAAAATGTCCTCTCATATTTTGGTGTTTTTGGTGTTATTATGCGTTAGTAGCCTGAGTCAATGCTCCTGTTCCTGTGAAAGATACAGAATATGTTGCTGGAGATTCCATATCAGCAGTAACATCTAAACTTTCTATAAAAGCAAGACCAGACCAAACT